GACAGGTACGTACGTGTTCGTACCCGCCGCAATATCGACTAGATAGTTCGTAGAGAAGTCTGTCGCAACGAGGATTGGTTTATCAACGCCATTGACAATGATCAACTCTCCGCCGAATTCAGCGAAGTTCACTTGTGTAGCACTAGACGACCACACATCAGGATTGTCATACGCAGCGGCACCAGCACCACCATCCAATGAGAACGCAGACATGTCACGGCCACGATTGTCTACGAAGGTAAGAACATCAGTTGACCACGATACAGAGATATCTGTAGCCGCAGCATCAGCCGCACGAAACGCAGTTTGCAAAAGTGCTGCAAGACTCGCACCGTCAGTTGCAGCAGTCGTGTTCGTAGAAGTTAGTGTCGCTCCACCGATTGTTCCTGAGAATGCGGTAGATGCACCGGCCTGTGTGTTTGTCGCTGCGATTGCCGCTTGTGAATCATTAGCAGCACGAGCGATAGTCGAGTTCCAGATCACAGTAAGAACGCCTGCGCCATTGATCTTACCGACTTCGCCAGCAGTAGTCGCTACAACAACGTGATTGTTGTAGTAGACCATGTTGAGAATTGATCCTGCGAGTGTTGCACTGCCACCGTATGTATATGTGCCTTCGAGGTTAAGCTCTGCTCCCGCATCGGTCGGTGTGTATGCTCCTACATTGATCGTGAACAAGTGGGCATCAATGACAGTTACGGTCTTCGCTCCATCGATAGCAGAGCCAAGTACGCCATTGATGCTCGCTTGTGATCCAAACGTGATCGAATCACCTGTGGTGAAACCGTGATGCACACGTTCGATTGCGAGATTGGGAGAGGTCGATAGAGAGAAGTTCGCAAGGAACGGATCGCTATCAGACATCGTAAAGGTCGCAGCGGAATCGATCTTACAAAATAACTTCGTACCATAACGCTTGTTCAACGCACCGCCTTCACCGCGGAACTGATTCTTTAGCGTTGTCTGGTAGATCGGTGAGAGGTTCTGTTCATTATCAGCAAGATTCAATCCACCTGAGAAATCTCTCAGTGTTGAATCCTGAATCTTCTTTGATCTCGGAATCTGTCTACCCATTACCGCCACTCCGTCTCAATACCTGATCCCGCACTCGGGTTCACAGGAATAGGAGCAGCAGACGCGATGCTAGATTTAACCTGTAGCATACGTTCTTCATAACGATTCTGGAACACAGCGGTTAGTCCAGGGTTCGCGGCATCTTGTTCAGCATAGAGCCATGCTGCACGGAAGATCGGAAGCCACTTATCGAGATAGATCACACTCGTAGAGATGAAGTCCGCAGGCTTCGTCCTCACACGACAGTCTACAGTACCAGTTGATGCAGCGGGATACACTCGGAACACACGCTCACGAGTAGCGGTGTATGCATCATAAAACTTCGGACTGGTCCCTGTGACGAGCGAAGGATTCTCTTGTGAAGGCATACGATGAATCGGCGTACGCGTTCCACCAATGAACATCGTGCCGATATCCTGTATCCGTTTAACGTACGTGTCGATGTCTGCATTCGGAATACCAATCGAGCCGTCAAGCGTGAACGTTTGCCACGAAGAGTATTCCGGCCAGAAGTACGAGTCGAAGATTTCGTCAAACGCACTCTGGAAATAAGAAGCGATGATGTCTTCTGCATACACCTGAACAGATGTACCAGGGACCATCGACATTTGCTTAATGATTTCTTGAACGCATTCGCTTTGTGTTGGAAACGTGATTGCCATGCTGCTTACCCCTTATAGTAATGTGGCGGCACAGTGGACCACAACACTGTACCGCCACATATTGATCACTAAGACGAAGCTTACGCCGCGTTGTAGTGAGCAATTCCCATCAAGCCACCGTTACCAGCAGCGTTGATCGAGTTATCCGCAATGAAGACAGCAGTGATATCTTTCGAGCCGTCCGGTGTCGTGTTCGGAGTGAACCGACCACGAGGATCACCAGTGGTAGCAGTTTGCGGATCGGTGAGTACGCCTGCGGTAAGAGTTCCCGTAGTCGCAGGAGCACCATCAGAGATTTCCGCAAGAACGTGCGTCGTCTTATACGGAAGGCCCCAAATACCGCCCCAACCCATCGAGAACGTATCAGAAGCGGAAGCACCGCATGTGACACGATCAATGGTCTTGAAGCACTTCACACCAGCAACAGCAGTGTCACTATTGAGTGCGAGAGTTTCCTTCATCGGTTGGCCGTAGAAGTCACGACCGTACACAGCTACAGCAGCAGTGTTAGTCGTGGTGCCGATGATACGGATCGTTGCGCCGAACTTAGCTTCTGCCAAGTACGCAGTAGTAGAATCGAACGAAGCACGACCGACATCTACAGCCGTGTCCTGAGCCATTGTAGTAATGATTCCGGTCGTGGCAGCAGCGGGAGGAGAACCGAAGTTCACCATATAGATGCCACCTTCGGTGATATCAGCCGCATACTGCATAGCAGGGACATACGAATTGAGAACCACGTGTCCCGCGTGTTTCTTTTGGCTTGCGACAGTCATAGTCTAATTCCTTCCTATTTACCTTCGTCGCTCTTGCTCTTCAGCACGAGCTTCGGCTGAGAACCAGTGCGAGACTTTACAGGCATAGAGAGGCCGGGAACGCCAAGAGCACCAACAACGTCACCAGTCTCCATATCAATCAGTGTCGGATCACCTGAGAAGCCTAGACGAATCAATTCTTCATCAGTTTCAATGAACACCGAATGACCTTTCGGGAACACAACCATGTAGCCGTGATCAAAGACTTTCGTCTCCTCTTTCTTCACGGTTTCATACTTGCCTTCTGCGATCTTCACTTTCGAGTACTTGATCACAGTTTTCTCGAACGGGCCTTCTTGTCTCTGAACGACGAAAGCGGGTTTTACATCACGAGCAACGGACATGTGGTCGTATCCTTCTATTAGATTGCGAGATAAGCGTGCTTACGATAAGCAGCCCACAAGCAAAGCTGACCCTGCCAAACAACACGAGAGCCTTTGGCATCAGTCGTCCACGGAGCGGTAAGCTGTTTCGCTTTCATGTTGACGTGCTTAAGGATGTGCAGACGGAGGTACTTGCTGTTGATGAAGTATGCCGTGTTGACCGGGCAATCTTCATCATAGAGCATCGCAACGCCGTTATGCGAGACGCCCGAGAATCCAAGATCGTACATCTTGCTTCCGCTCTTGGAAGTGTTGAGGTTGATCACGGCTTTATCACGGACGGCTTGGCGATAGTGGCGCATCACGTTACGACCACAGAGGATGAGATCAGGCTTCTCGCCTTTCATCGTGAGATCGAGTTGGATGTCATCGAAGGCTTCTTCAATGTTCGTACTATCGAGAGTGCCAGCGAAGTCGTACGCCGAAGTACGCCACTGGCTTTCGTTCACACGAGAGATACCACCGAGCGTACCGGCAGTAGGATCAGCAGGAATCATATTCCCAAGACCATACGGATCAGTGCCAGCGCCGGTCGCATAGAGATACGAAGAGAACTTCTCCTTGATGCTTTCTTCCAAGACATTCATCTTGGCTTTGAGCAGCTTGAAGATTTGTGCTTCGCCACGGTTTTCATCTTCTTCCTGATCAGAGATGATAACCGTACCGGCAACACGGCTCCAACCGTAGCTGACAGTCGTGAACTCATTCGTCTGAGCAGTAGGAAGCGAGCCGTAGTATTCGTACGAAGCGACGTTCGGATTACGACCAGTCGTCAGAGGATTGGTGATATCCTTACCACCATCTTCGAATTCGACTTGTTCGTTGGCGAATTGCCACGCCATGTAGGCGTTGCTCTTCACCGAAGCCATGATCAACTTACCACGAGACTTCGTGATCGTTGAATGGGTTACAGTTGCGAGAGTCATTGTTTATCCCTTGTTGACTACTTGTTGAAGTAGCCAGCCTCTTTCATCGATCCTTTAATGATGTCGGACCATGAGGCGGAAGCTGGCGCGATAACCGGAGCATTATCTTCACCTTCATCTTCATTCTGCATAGGCGCAGCTTGACGATTGCGAGGAAGACCTTGCTGCTTGATCACAGGAGCTTTGCCCCCGGTTGCGCGCTGCTTTGACAGCGGGATGTTCCAAGCTAGGCCATTCTCTGCCATGAACGATTTGACCGCGTAGTACGCCTCACCAAGAGACATATCGGGGTCTTTCGTGATCAGAGCAGCAATAGCTTCCTCTTGGATTGTGGCGTCGGGGAATCGCTCCACGAACGCTTCGTACTCTTGTGTGATAGCAGCCTCTTGTTCGGCTGCTTGTTCTCTCTGCTGACGTGCATCAGTCAGAGGGCGCATTTGTTCCGCAATAATAGCACGGACAGCTTCGGTGTCAATGCCCGCTTGTGCTCCACCTCCGAGATCGACGGAGATACCAGCCGTCTTCGCCTGAGTAAGCAGATGCTTGATCAGCTTCGCAGGGTCCTCCTTCCAAGCTTTAACTAAGGAGTAACCAGTAATCGCCTCCTGTGCGTTAAGTTCATACTTGGAGAAGTTAGCAGCTTCCTTGTACGCATTAAGCTCGCGCTGTGTTGCAGGGAAGTCAACTTCAGCGGTCTTCTTATATCGTTCAAACAAGCGACGTTCAGCACCGCCTTTAGCAACAACCTGTTGATTATCATCGAGCAGTGGTTCGGGTTGCTTCGGTTTACCTTGCTGTTGATTCTTCGCAGGAGCAGCTTTCGGTTTCGTTCCATCGTTCTGAGGATCGGCTTTCGCAGGAGGAGTCTTTACTTCCTCTTCCTGTCCTTCGTCCTCGGCTACGCCACTCTGCTTCTCAACACTCTTCGTTCCGCTAGAGGAATGTTCTTCCATTCCACCGCGTTCATCTTCTCCGACACCACTCTGATCCATGATGCGTGAAACGATATCGTCGCTAAAGTCTTCTTTGTCGCTCATCGTTGTGATCCTTTATGCTCGCCTAAATCGGCGGGGGTTGGCCGGTGACTTGAGTGATAGCTTCAACAGGATCGGCACCGGATTGAATTAAGTCCGCGATCTGTTGACCAACTTCGGGAGGAAGTGATGCAAGGTAGGCTTCGAGATTCGCCTGTCCCTCACTTCCTTGTTGCATCTGTTGTTCTTGCATCTGTTGTTGCTGTGCGTTGAGTCCACCTTCTGATGCAATCTTCGCTGCGTTTGCTGTTTGAATGCCGACCTGTGCTTCGATACTCTCACGGATCAATGCCC